TGGCAATTACAAATGCACCTACTAGATCTAGAGATGTATAGATTTATATTAGAGTGGTTTATTAGGTTGGGTCTGTAAGTGGTATGAATGGCGTTCTGTGGTTTTTATTTGGCCTGTTTGTTGGGTTGGCATGTGACTACCTCTTAGTGAAGATTATGCTTAAATCTATTGAAGATCGCATATCAATACTAGAAAATAAAGAGCGCCTTAAAAATTTCTAAATAGGGGCGTGAGACAGTAGCCTTAATGTCACAATACAGTTATGGCCAGATACGCAGAATTCCAAGACTCAGCAGGAAGACACTACGTTGAGCACGATATGCCAGAAGAGACGGCATACAAGCATCCAATCCGTTCCTACGGTGATGCACGTCGTTTATCTGTATATGACACAAAAGATACAACGCCAAGATCAGTTGATCCACAAGGTGGCGGAGTTAAAGAGAATCCAAAGGGTGAACCAGGATTAGTTGGTTACTCAGATTTTTATCGTGAGCCTGTCCGTGATTCTGGTATTACATTTGTAACTAAAGATCAGCAAGGCAATGAGGTACGTGAGAAAGCAAAGCCAATCGCAGATACTAATATCGGCTACATGCGTGTACATGATAAGTACAAAGGCGGAGGAATTGGCCGCCAGATGTTTGATTACATGCACAAGACAACTCCAGAAGGATCAATACTTAATGTAGGTAAGGCAGCATCTAATGAGACTCTACATATGTCTGAGAAGTTAAAGAAAGAAAAGCCAGATTCAATCAAGTATAAGTTGTTCTAATGAACAACAATCTATCTAAGCAGCAGTTTGGCCCCATGTACCATGGCACCAAGGCGGTAATCAAAGATCACATAATTAGACCTGGTACAGGTGGCTTAGCATATGCAACTAGTGATCCAGGCTCTGCTGAGTTATTTGGCAAGACTAAGTTGCCATCTGGTGAGGTTGGTGAGAATAAAGTTTACAAAGTAATGCCTCTATCTGACGATGTATCTACTGCAAGAGGTAAATTCAAGGATGAAACTCATTACTCCTCTGCTACGGGGTTCATTATCTTAGGAGAGAATGAATGAGCGCTCAAAATCTTTCTCAACAGCAGTTCTTTCATGGCTCACAACACTCTCTAAGAGTGGGAGATACAGTCAAACCACATAATGATTTTGCATGGGCATCAACAAATCCAGAAGTTGCATCATCTTACGCCGCCTCTGAAGGATTAAAGGCAGATAAACAACAGCCTGTGTTATTTGGCACAGTGTACAAGGTAGCGCCATTACAGAATGATGTAGTACGTAATCCAGGCGCTGATAAACGTTTTGGTATCTACGCATCTCCTACAGGATTTAAAGTTACTGGAGTTCACTCATTAGTACCTAATAATCAATTGGAGAACAAATGAACGCTAAAGATAATCTAAATAAAAATCAATTTAAATTTATTATGCCAAAAGAGATGTATGTAAATGTCGCTATGCAGATGACACCTCCATCTCAAGCCACTAATACAGCAAGTAGTACCAAAGCATGAGCGCCAAGTACTCAACAAATCGCCCATTTAATCCAATGCAGATAAAGGATGGATGGATTGTCCGCATGGGCAAAGATGGAAGAATCAGAGAGCGTATCGAGCCATACCGACCAAAGGTTAAAAAATAATGTATGAGTATCGTGTGAAGAAGGTCCACAAGGTAGTTGATGGCGATACTATCGATGTTGATATTGATTTGGGGTTCTCCGTCTCATTCTTCTCCCGTGTGCGCCTTGCGGGTATAGATACACCTGAGAGTCGTACTACTGATGCAAAAGAAAAAGTCCTCGGCTTGGAAGTTAAGGAAAAACTTAAAAAAGAATTAGCGGCGGCAAAAGATGTTGTAATTAAGACGGAGAAGCCTGACTCATCAGAGAAGTATGGACGTATACTTGGTTGGGTCTTCTTAGACGGATCAGATGTGTCGCTTAATCAGAAGTTAATTAACGAAGGCTATGCTTGGACATATGGTGGCGGCACGAAGATAAAAGACTTTAATGAATTAGTAACGAAGAGACAGGTGAGCGCATGAGTGCCGAAGACAACCTATCTCCTAAGCAATTTAAATGGACACCTATTAAATTTGATTTAGATGTCGCTGATCATCTACGTAAAGAGCACGGCATAGAGCCAAGGGGTGGATGGTCTCGTACACCAATTGATGAGAAGACTCATAAGGAAGAGCACGACAAAGATGAGAATAGAGTTTCTGGCATCGTGGCTCATAAACACTTTGCTCCCGCACATTTAAAGAAGCGCTTTGGTCCAAACTATGGAAAAAAGTATCTATGAAAAAGAAACCTAAGTTTAAAGGTTACTCTCAGACTGGATATGGAAAAGAATCGGTTCAAGAGAGATTTAAAGTTAAGAGTGTAGATCATGAGGGTGGGTCTGATTACATTGCTGCTTGGGTAAATAACAATTTAAATAAGACACAGATGTCTAATGCTGAAGGAATTAAAGATCTTATGCAGGGCCCGAAGTTAGGTTACAACGTGAAGAAGCGCAAAACATCTGAGCCAAGGGAAGAAGATGAGTAACTTATCTCCTAAACAATTTCACACTCTCTATCGTGGATTAAGTTCTACTACAGATGTAAAAAAGCCCCTCGGCATGCATTGGACAGATGATCCAGAAAGAGCCGTCGGCTTTGCAAGAAATCCTATTCGGCGTGGACCTGGCGTTGTAATTGAAGGACAAGTGGCTAAGAGGAGTCGTGAGACTCGTCCTGATGTATTAAAGAAGAACCAAGTATACGATGAGTATTGGGAGAATGAAGTCCCTGTTAAGAAGGGCAGCACCGTGCATGTATCTGCTGTCACTAAGTTAAGTGATAAGAGAGATCGCACACGCACCTACACTCCACCAAGGAAGTGGAAAGCATAATGTTAAATCAAAAACAATTTACTGTTCCTATTCCATCTTATGTACAACAAAGAAAAGCAGGTGGTAAAGGTCATCTTGAAGGAGATAAGAGTGAGAGTGCTACTGGCATGGTTAGAACTGAGCGCCTAATTCCTTTGATGGAGCATAGACGTCTTGGTGCTGATGCCCAGCCTTCTAGTTCTAAAGTTATTGCTGGAATTAGAGGAGATATTCAAAAGGGCGGCGGTATTAACAATCCAATTATGGTTGCATACGATCATGCTAATAAGTGGGGTGTTGTTGGTGAAGGTCATCATAGATTAGAGGCTGCAATGGCTGAAGGCGTTTCCCATGTGCCAGTAACAGTTTATCGTCAGCCAGGATTAGGTGAGCGAAAAGAAAACTTTAAAGGTGGTCATCTAGCCATGACAACTAACTTTACTGATAAAGGAAGTCATGACGAACGTATGGGCAAAGAGTACGTGCCTACTAATATTCACCCTGGACACTTTAAGCAGTTTCAATGAACAACTACGACCATCAAATAGTTTCTAATGTTAGAGAGCATCTAACTGATGACCTACGTAGTGCAAAGTTTCGTGGACACGAGTGCAAGACCGCTGGCCACTGCTACGTAGCCAGTGAGGCCGTCTATCACGCACTAGGTGGTAAATCTGCTGGATACACTCCTATGCAGATTAAGCATGAGGGAACTAGTCACTGGTTCTTAAAGCATTCATCAGGAAAGATACTTGACGCAACATCAGATCAATTTGCAACTGCAGTTCCCTATGAGAAAGCCAAGGGAAGAGGTTTCTTGACTAAAGAACCCTCTAAACGTGCAAAGACATTAATGGGTCGTATGGGAGAAAAGGCTTAACTAGTTATGTGGTAGGTTAGGGATATGCATCTAACCTTTTGGACTACATATGAGTACTAAGAAAAAACCTAATTCAAAGGGCAATATTTCTATTGCCTGGTGTGACAATGGCATGGTTGATGGCTTGTTTGCTAATGCTTTAATTAGCACTGTCTTACATAAAGACGAGTATGGTCTTCCAATAACTGGCGTACTTCAAGTTCGAGGTAACCAAATTGCTAAACAACGTCAACAGTTATTTGATGATTGGGACACCACCAAATATGAGTGGTTACTATGGATTGATTCAGATGTAGTAGTTTTACCTCATCAACTAAAAATGCTATGGGATTTAGCGGATCCAATAGAGAAACCAGTTGTCTGTGGAGTTTATTTTGTTTCTCCAAATCCCAATGATCCATTAATGACTCCTTTTCCTTGCATCTTTCATGAAACAACAGATAGTCAAAATACGCCTGTTCATCCTTTACCAGTAAATCAAGTTATAAAAATTAAAACTGCAGGCATGGGTCTTGTACTAATGCATTGCTCTATAAAAGATAAGTTAAAATCATCGTATCCAGATGAAGTGTACTTTGACACAATAATAAAAGGAGTTAATCAAGCAGGAGAAGATATTTCTTTTTTTAATAAGTTAAAAGAAATAAACGTACCTGTGTATGCTCATACGGGAGTTATAGCCAAACACATGAAGACAGTCATGATTGACGAAAACTACTATGCTTTATGGTGGAACACTGTTGGTTCTCAAATAAGTGAGAATAATAAAAAATGAGTAAGATAGTTACTCTTTCTAAAGAAGAGGTCCGTGCCTGCGCTGATATTGCGTTAAATCGCTGGATGATTAAGTGGGGCTCTGTTGATCGTCCTAACTATGCTGGAGATAACAAGAGGTTCTTAGAACCAGAGGTTGCTGCCAATGTTCGTACTATTGTGGCTGAATATGCTGTAGCCAAGTTATATAAACAGCCTTTTGTATTTCCTTTCTATACCAATGAAGAACATTCCTTCCGAAAAGATTTTCCAGATGTAATGCCAGTCTATGAAGTAAAGTCGGTAAGGACTAAAGATGAGATCCCAGTATTTCCCAAGGACATCAGACCAGGGGTGGTTCTTGTAGGAGCAAGAGTATTAGACCGTGATTATTACTCAGAGGTTGAAGTTTATGGATGGCTTCCCGTTGAGGAATGCACAAAGGACGAGTATCATTACCCTCCAGAGAATTCTTGGCGGATTCCCTTAGATAAATTTAATGACACAATTCCAGAGTAAGGATTAGACATGGCAGAAAAAGGAACAGCAGCAGCAATTATTGAGGTTGCAGAAAAAGAAGTTGGTACTATTGAGGGTCCAAAAGATAACCAGACTAAGTACGGCAAATTTACTAAGGCTGATTTCTTGCCTTGGTGTGGATCTTTTGTTATGTGGTGTGCTAATCAAGCAGGTGTAAAGGTTCCTAACACTGTTTCAACTGTGGCTGGTGCAACTGCGTTTAGAAAGATGGGCACCTGGGTAGATGCAAAAGATGCCTCTCCAAAGCCAGGAGACATAGCCTATTTTGATTTTCCAGGAGATGGTGTAGATAGAATTTCCCACGTAGGTATTGTTGTGTCGAATAATGGAGATGGAACAGTCACCTGCATTGAGGGCAATACTGCAGGAACTGCAAAAGGTGATCAACGTAATGGTGGCGAAGTTTGCAAGAAGGTTCGTGGTTACATACCTAATAAGAAGAAGGTCATGGTATCTATTGTTGGATTTGGTCGCCCCAACTATGTTGGTAATGAAGTTGAAGCAAGCGTCCCTGTTTCGGATACACCAACCTTCCCAGGAACTATCAAACCTGGAAGTAAAGGAAATAACGTAAAGGTTGTTCAACGTGCACTTGGGCTAATGGCTGATGGAGACTACGGACCAGCCACAAAGAAGGCTGTAATTGCATTCCAAGACAATCACGACATTTTGGACTCTAACGGAATTGTTGGCCCCAAGACCTGGGCAGAACTGGTCAAACTCCTATAAACTGGACATTTTACCCCCATAGCCCTCTAAGAACCTTCTGGTATTCTTAGGGGGCTTTCTACTGAAGGGGTGTCATGACAACAATCATTGGAGTTCAATACGAAGATCGTTGTGTTTTACTTGCAGATAATCAAGTAACAGATGATGGTGGTCGTATCTATAGACATCCACAAATGGCAAAAATTACTGAACGTGGTGATTTTATAATTGCTGGTTCTGGAGAAGTGTCTCCTTGCGATATTGCTCAACATATTTGGAATCCACCAAAGTTAACTGCTAAAGATTCTAAAGATGTCTACCACTTCATGATTGCAAAGGCTATGCCTTCCCTTAGAAAATGTTTAACTGAAAATGGATATGACTTTAATGAGGACCACGATAAATCTAAAGAAGGATTACGATTCCAATTCTTGATGGCTGTTGGTGGTGAACTGTTTGATGTCGATCAGGATCTGGCTGTAATGAGGAGTATGGATGGAGCCTATGCGGTTGGTTCTGGGGCTAGTTATGCGTTAGGTGCTCTACACGCTGGAGCCAAGCCAATGAAGGCTATGGAGATTGCCGCAAAACTTACAGCCTTTACTTCAGGTCCATACATAGAAAAAGAACAATATAAGTAACTTTTGTGATGTAAACCACATGTCAAGTAAGTTACTCTACAGTAACAACTTAATATGAGCCTCCTGAGTATGAGGACGCAAAAACTGCTCTTCTAAAATTATGGTAGGATTTAGGAATGTCTAAAACTCAAGATAAGAAAAAACAGAGAAAGATTGAGCATGCTGAGTTTCTTTGGAATCAGGCTCAATTACGATCAGCCCTAATTAAAAATCAATTAGACCTTGCCGTTGAAACCTTTAAAGAACTAAGTGGAGAAATGACTGAAGAACAGATAAAAGCAACTGAAGAACAGACCCAAATTCAATATAAACGTATTGAAGAGTATCTAATGAGCGAAAAAGAGATGTATTTAGAAAGACTAGGTATCCAACAGGACTGATAATTGGTCTATGTTAAAAAAAGTATTCTTTACGATGATTCTGACCGCCCTTCTTTCAAGTTGTGGTTATGATGGGCACTTCAGGTATCCTTGTCAAGATCCTGCAAATTGGGAAAATGCAGAGTGCAAACCACCAATCTGTACAGCCAACGGGGCATGTCCAGAAGATCTAGTTGGTCGAGAAGAAACAGAAGGAACACAAAATGGCTAAAGAAAAATTAACACCTCAAGATTTAGATGCAAGATTAAAATTTATATTAGGTATTAC